CATCTGCAACTCGGGCGCTGTTGTGACGGCAGGTCAGGGCGCTATTGTGCAACCTGGCGCGAACTTTGGCTGGCCGACAAGGCGCAGAACGTGGCCGAATACGGACGCGATGGCATGGCGATGATTCGGGAAAATCACCCGGAATGGGCCGATGAGATCAAAAGCAGGGCGATGACCTTGCTCGGAATAGCGGATGAATCAGCATGACAGGCGATTATAGGCGCGTTCGCGTAGCAGGTAAGGCCAAGGTAGCGGCAAGCAAGCACAAGGCCGTAAAACGCGAATATAACGGGATGACGTTCGACAGTGGGCGGGAGTTGAAACGGTGGCAGGAGTTGGAGTTGTTGCTGGCTGCTGGCAAGATTGCCGAACTACAGCGCCAAGTGACGTTTGAGTTGGCCGGTTCGGTCGTGCTTGGTGGCAGAAAAAAGCCAGCCATCCGGTATATCGCTGATTTTGCCTACTGGGATTTATGCGGATGCCCTGCGTTTATCGTCGAGGATGCAAAATCGCCACACCTACGCACAAACCCAGTATTTCGCCTGAAAATGCACTTGCTGAAACTGGTTCACGGGATTGAGGTGACGCTAGTATGACCGGACAGACTGAAATCCATTTCGACGCTGAGCCGGAATGTCCGGGATTTGATGCCTGCCCGGTGGTTATGTGTGGCTGCCGTTTTTTGTATGAAGGCAGTCCGTGGAAGGAATCGGAGGCAGGCAAAGACAACTGTCAAGTAATCCTTGACGGTTCAAAAGTCACGGATTGATTGACGCGCCAAAACCGCATAGAATCCACGAAACCCCCGCCACGCGAACATCTCCATTCGCGTGGCTTTTTAGGGCGACCCCAGCCCTTCTTTTACACCGAGGCCGCCATGCAAGTACAAGCCTGCCCGATTGCGCTACCTCTCGGCAAACTGGCTGCACTTGCGGGTGTCAAATACGTGGCGGTACATTGCTCTGCCACACGACCGAGCGCGTTGATGGGTGTTCTGGACATTCACCGGATGCACGTAGATCGCGGATTTGCCTGTATCGGGTATCACTACGTCATCAAACGTGACGGTACGATTGAGCGCGGGCGACCCGAAGACAAGATGGGCGCTCATGTCGAAGGCCACAACCGCGAAAGCCTGGGCGTCTGCCTGATCGGTGGACTCGACGCAGACGGAAAACCGCAGAACAACTTCACGCCGCAGCAATTCGACTCCCTCAAGGCGCTGTTGACCAGCCTGCACGCCAAGTACCCGAAAGCCATCATCCAAGGGCATCGTGACTTTTTCGGCGATACCAACAAAGACGGCAAGATTGATTCCCGCGACTGGCTGAAAGAATGCCCGTGCTTTGATGTCAAATCCTGGTGGAGTGCAAACCGATGAAATATCACGCTATCGGTTACCTGATCATCTTGGCAATGCTGGCCGGATGCGCACAGTTCCCCGTCTGTCCCGAAATCAAGCTGGCCATGTGTCCAGCGCAGGTGGCGAAATGAAAAACAGCCGCATTACTGAGCCGTCATCATGGGGAAGTCTTGGCGCGATGGTTATTGGCATCGGACTGATGCAGCCAGTCAATCAGCCGCTGATACTGCTGGGCATCGTTTGCTGTATCGCTGGCATCGTGCTGCGTGAGCGCAAATGATACCGGCCGCAATTACGATTACGGCGCTGCTGATACCGCTACCGATGATAATTCCAACCGTGCAGCGACCAGCGTGCGAAATCAGGTGCAAACGAGCATGAGCAGACATCGGGTTAATGACATGGGCGGCAGTTTTCAACAAATCGGACAATGGGCTTTTCCGGCAGCACTCGGCGCATTTGTGACCGTGTTTCGGGTGCTGTATCAGGGAGGGCGCAAAAAACTGCGTGCGACTATATTTGAGGCGCTGCTTGTTGCTGCTTTCACAGGTAGCGTCGGGCCTTTGCTGGCCTATCTCGGAATGCCGATTGACCTTGCATACCCGATTGCGGTCTTTGTCGGGTATGTCGGGATTGATCGGGTTAGTATGGCGATTATGGCAAGAATGGGGATGCAATGACTTTTCAGGTTGGGAATAGGTTCTGGGAAGCCCGCAGTTCGCACGGGCGCAATCCCATTTACGCCGATCCTGAGGAACTGTGGTCATCCTGCGTTGAGTATTTCGAATGGGTTGAGGCAAACCCGCTTTACGAGGAAAAGATTTTCCAATTCCAGGGCGCAATTGTTCGCGACACTGTTGCCAAGATGCGGGCAATGACTATTGAGGGGCTGTGCTTATTCCTCGGAATAGACCGCGACACTTGGACTAATTACAAAAAGCGGGATGATTTTTTCGGAGTCACAACGCGAGCAGAAGCGATTATCTATGAACAGAAGTTCACTGGAGCTGCTGCCGATCTGTTAAACCCCAATATCATCGCCCGTGACTTAGGATTGGCCGACAAGAAAGACCACACCAGTTCAGACGGCAGCATGTCGCCAAAGGCTACAGGCGATGCTGTTCTTGAAGCGCTGAAGCGCAAACATGACGCCCGATGAAATTGCGGACAACCGCACCGACCTGCTGAAATTCACAAAGACCATGTTCAAGGCCCGTAAGGGGCAGGATTTTGTAGAGAACTGGCATCATGCTGAAATATGCAATGCACTGGAGCGGGTTGTTATCGGGCAAACCAAGCGCCTGATTATCAACATGCCGCCGCGCTACTCAAAGACCGAAATTGCCGTAGTCAATTTTATGGCGTGGTGCATGGGCAATTTCCCCGACTCCGAGTTCATCCACGCCAGCTATTCCAGCCGACTGGCGGCGAACAATTCTTATCAGACCCGCTCATCAGTTCAATGCGAAAAATTCGCGGAAATCTTTGCTGATTGCCATTTGATGAACGATAGCAAGGCACGCGATGAATGGCGCACGACCGATGGAGGTTGTGTTTACGCAACAGGCGCTGAGGGCACAATTACCGGCTATGGTGCTGGAAAATTGCGCGAAACATTCGGCGGCGCTATCATAATTGACGACCCGCATAAAGCTGGTGAAGCAACGTCTGACGTAATGCGCAACAATGTCATCGACTGGTTTCAAACGACGGTCGAAAGTCGAACCAACTCACCAAACACGCCAATTATCCTCATCATGCAGCGCTTACATGAGGATGACTTGACGGGATGGCTTCTAAGAGGCGGTAATGGTGAAAAATGGGAGCATCTTTGTATACCTGTGCTGGATTCCCAGGATAACCCGTTATGGCCATTCAAGCACGACCGCGAAACATTGGCCCGCATGGAGTCATCAAACCGTTACGTTTTTTCTGGCCAGTACATGCAGCGACCTTCACCGCTTGGCGGGGGAATCATCAAGGGCGAGTGGTTTGGGAGATACAAGGTTACGCCTAAAATCAAGCATCGGAAGATTTTTGGCGACACTGCGCAAAAAACCGCTGAGCGCAATGACTACTCTGTTTTTGAGTGCTGGGGTCAGGGCGAGGACAACCGGATATACCTGCTGGATATGATTCGCGGCAAGTGGGAAGCGCCGGAACTCAAACGCCGCGCCGTTGAGTTCTGGAGCAAGCACGCAGCAAACACACAGCATGGGCCATTGCGGAAAATGGTCATTGAGGACAAGGCTAGCGGAACAGGACTGATACAAGACATCAAAAGAGATGCAAAAATTCCGGTTCAGGGTCAGCAACGATCAGTTGACAAACTGACGCGAGTCATGGATGTGGTTTCATACATTGAATCGGGTTATGTTATGATTCCGGCAGATGCTCCGTTTACGAGTGATTTTGTCAACGAGTGCGAGGCATTCACCGCGAACGACTCTCACGCGCATGATGACCAGATTGACCCCATGTGCGATGCGATTAACGATATGCTGACGCCAGCTAGAGACATACCGATGGGCATCACAATGGGAGTGGCCTACTAATGGCAGACGTAACTTTCCAGCACGGCGAATATGCCGAAAATTACGCCGCGTGGGAACTCGTCGAGGATGCCTGTGCCGGTGAAAAAGAGGTCAAGAACAAGGGCATCACGTACCTGCCGAAGCCAAACCCCGCAGACAAGAGTTTGGCTAATGTCGAGCGGTACAACCAATATCTTGCCCGCGCCGTTTACTACAACGTGTCGCGTCGAACACTGCAATCATTGACCGGCGCTTG